TGTACTTTGGTAGTATGTGGGTGTTTGGTATAACTGCGATTGCTCATGTATTTATTATATGTGCAGTTGTAATTACTGTAGCTACGTTTGAAACTGCAAAGAGAAAGCCTACATTCTTTTTAAAAGAAGGTTATCATACACCAAGCAGAAGTAGATATATGTATTACAAAGGCAAGAGAATTAAGTATGACGATAACGATAAAGGGGGAGAACATGAATAGATTTATTATAGAAGATACACCAAGCAAGATTGCAGCATCGTTATGTGACCAACACGTAGTCAAGATGCCACTAGAAGAAGCACAGATGTTGTGTACTGCACTATGGCATCATGTGCCTGACTATGCAGAGGAGCATGACCTGTACAAACCTGTACATCAAAAACATCCATGCACGTTATGGGCGATGGAAACGAGGGCAAACTATTGGTTCGCTATGGATTTATATGGACTAATGCTATTAGAATATACTAAACGATATGGCAAAGTGCATGGTGCTAGTAAACATAAGGAAGCTATCTATCAAGGTACTTGGCTGATACCTGACCTTACAGATGGTAAGATGACTGCACACCCACAATGTTTTAGTGGGCATGATGACTTGAAGACAGATGAGTTCTATCCTATAGAAGCCTATCGTAAATTTTATATTGTTGACAAATCTAGATTTGCTAGATACAACTATAGCCAAAGACCCAAATGGTTTAAGGAGACAGCATGAAATTAAAAAATTTAATTATGGAATACTATGGTTCATACGAGTTTAAGCACATAAAAGAGGAAACAAGAAAGCAATATGTGTATTTTTCTCGTATAATCATGGACAGTTCACTAGACTCAACTAAACTTGGTAATTATCAGTTGCAAAACATTAGTACAAAGATGTGTAAAGTGGTTTACAGAGATTGGTGCGACAGAGGAGTGTCACTTGCAAACCATGTTTTATCTGTTGCCAAGATAATTTTTAATTATGCTATTGACATGGAACATATAGAAAGCAATCCATTTCGTAGTGTAAAAAGACAAGTGACAAAGCAAAGAAAAGTAGTTTGGTCTAAGGATGATATAAAAAAGTTCTTAGATTGTGCTTATTCTAAGTTTGAAACACGTAATGTTGGTCTGATAGCACAGATGGCATACGAATGGTGTCAAAGATTAGGTGATATGAGGTTACTAAAGTGGGAAAACTTAGATTTAGATAAAAAAACTATGCATATTGAACAATCAAAGAGGAGAGCAGAGGTATTTTTGCCAATATCAGATGATCTGACAGAGATGTTACTGCAGCAGAGAGAGGATTTTGGGTTTCAACAGTATGTAGCACCCCGTACAAAGCCATATAAGGGGGTCTACGAGCCTTATTCACTGTATAAGCTACCTCTACTAGCTAGAAAGGTTATGACCCTCTCAGGACTCTCTAAAGAGCTACGATTGAGTGATCTTAGAAGAACAGGTACAACAGAAATGGTTGATGCAGGAGTATCTATGGCAAATATTATGTCCGTAACAGGTCATGCCAACCCTCAAAGTGTTAAACCATACATGAAGCATACCCTTACGAGTGCTAGTGTTGCACTCAATATGCGTAGAAATTTGACAAGTAAATAAAAGTATGATATAAGGATACTGTCCATGCCCAATGATATATATACATATATAAAACAATTAAACATACCTATTGATGATACATTAAGAATGGATTGTCCTATATGTAATGGATATAATACATTTACTGTTACAAACTCTATGGGTTTATTATTATATAATTGTTATAAAGCATCTTGTAATGTATCTGGTAAAAGTAAAATTAGAATAACTATGGAAGATATACAAAAGAAAATGCACAAAGATCAGGCAGATAAATCCATTCCCAACTTGGGAACAGAATTACCTGAGTATATTGTGAGTCACATAGATAGAACTGAAGTAAAACAGTTTGCAGAAAAGTATGATATTAATTTAGATAAATTAGATTTACAGTATGATGTAAAAGAACATAGAGTAGTTTTCCCCATCCGTGATAATGGAGCAATAGTGGATGGTGTGGGAAGATCACTCGGTAAAAGATTACCTAAATGGAAAAGATATGGTAATACAGGATTGCCCTTTACGTTTGGTTGTGGTAAAGTGGCAGTTGTGGTTGAGGATTGCATAAGTGCGTCTGTTATAGGTGGTGATGTCTACGTAGGGGTAGCAGTGTTGGGTACATCACTATCTGATCTCCATAAAAAATACTTATCGCAATTCTCAACTGCTATAATCGCACTAGACCCTGATGCTATCCCTAAGACAATATCGTTTGCCAAAGAGTTGCGGCAATATGTAAAAGACATAAAGGTATTAAAATTAAAAGATGACTTAAAATATTTAAACACGGAAGATATTATGAATTTATATTCCCTAACCCCTAAGGAGAAATTAGTATGGAAATAGCATTAGTTAGAAGTTTAATGGAGAAAAGTTTCTATGATGAGCATAGAGGTGCTAAGTGTCCTGACAGACTATTTAGCAAAGACGTAGGCAAAGTAAAGACAGCCATAGATTCTGCTATGGATAAATATAGTAGAAGTGTAACACCTGATGAGATAGAAGCATTGTTCATGGTTAACAATCCTAATCTTACAACTGCACAAAAACAAGCATACTCTTTATTGTTTACAGATATCAAGAAAGAAAAACCTTTGGGTAAAGACATAGCACAAGAGGTTCTGTCAAAGTTATTCCAAAGAGTTGTAGGAGAAGATGTGGCTAATCTAGGATTTGATTATGTCAATGGTACGCAGTCTAGTTTAGAACCACTACGTATTTTATTAGAACAACACAATGATGATTTTACACCTGACTTAAATGTGGAGTGGGATGATATGGATATAGAGACTTTATTACAGAAGAATGATCTTGAAGCTAGATGGCATTTTAATTTACCATCTCTTACTAGACATATTAGTGGTATCAATGCAGGACATTTGATAGAGGTGGGTGCTAGACCTAATACAGGTAAGACTTCTTTCCATGCTAGTATTATCGCATCTCCTGATGGTTTTGCAAGACAGGGTGCTAGTTGTATTGTTTTATGTAATGAAGAAGGTAGTCACAGAGTTGGTGCAAGATATCTTACTGCATCCACAGGCATGACTATGCAAGAGATTAAGAGAGAACCAACTAAAGCTCGTGATCTTTATCAACCTATCAAGGAGAAGATTAAGATTAAAGATGCCACAGGTAGAGATATGTCTTGGGTAGAGAGTGTGTGTAAGTCCTACAGTCCTGACATAGTTGTGTTAGATATGGGAGATAAGTTTGCTCGTACACAGGGTTTTGCTAGACAAGATGAAGCACTCAAAGCAAATGCCATTCATGCACGTATGATTGCCAAGCAGTACAACTGTGCTATCTTTTATATGTCACAGCTATCTGCAGATGCAGAGGGTAAAGTATTACTCAATCAATCTATGATGGAAGGTAGTCGTACAGGTAAAGCAGCAGAAGCTGATCTGATGATATTGATAGCTAAGAATCCACCAAAGCAGGATGATGATCCTGATAAAGAAGATTTACAAAGACACTTAAATGTTGTAAAGAATAAACTTACAGGATGGCATGGTACAAGACATTGTACACTTAACTATAGGATAGGAAGATATGAACCATGATTAAATACATAACTTGTATTAAATGTGATGTAGAACAACCCGTAACTAATTTTATAGTTATGGCATCAGGCGAGGTAAAAAGAACCTGTAAGTCATGTAAGAATGGACATAAGAATGTAATAAAAAAATTAAGAAAAGAAAATGCATATCCTGATGATGATTATGTATGTCCTATCTGTGAGAGAAGCATAGAGGAGATGTCTAAACATGGACAACTCAGAATGAAGAATTGGGTTCTAGATCATTGTCATACTACGAATACTTTTAGAGGTTGGATATGCCATCATTGTAACACAGGGTTAGGTGGTTTTAAAGACAGCTTGACTATTTTAGAAAATGCAATTATATATTTAAGAAGACACAAGGAGATGTTAAATGAAACTAACGATTGATGTAGAAAATACAGTCACAAAAAGAGATGGTAAGATGCATCTTGATCCATTTGAATCTACCAACAAATTAGTCATGGTGGGTTGTAGGACAGATAAAGGTGTAGAGTATTTATATGATATGGAGAATGATGGTCAGGCTTCCGTAGGCATACAAGAGTTACTAGATGCCACTACTATCCTAATTGGACATAACATTGCTTATGATCTTATGTGGCTTTGGGAGT